TCTCCATCGTCAACAGTAATTGTCACTGAATAGGTTGTGCCCTTCACAAACTCAACCTTCCACGGTTCGGTGGTTCTGGCATCATCTGTATACGTTGCGGTGTAGGTTATAGCAGGTACAACCTCGTCTTTGTCAACCAAGGGCCAGTCAATGTTTTCAAGGTTGATGGCGTTCTGCAGTTCAATGTATACCCCCTTACCCGCTTTGGTGCGTCCGGTAAACGATACCGTTACATAATCGCTATCGCTAATGTCTGCGGCGGCGGTTAATACGTCTTTCCCTTCGTCGGACGTGTCAAGGTCAAGCGACGGGTACATGCTCGGTAAATTAGCTGGCAAAAGTTCCAGTACATTCAGTACCAGTTTTGCCCTGCTGCCTATTTTGCGTATTCTACCTTTCACCGGGCCATAATCACCGTCTGCCGGTATCTCCCGATATTCTCGTTCGATTAAAAATTGCCCCCCGCCTCTGGTTAGGGCTATGTCTGTACCATTGACGGCAAATACACCGTCACCGAGTATAATGCTTTCTGCTCCCATATCTATCACGCTCCTATATAGGTTTTAGCCTGATACCGCAATTGTCGTCTGCGAATTTTCGGGTCCGGGTCCGGTATCATCATCCTGTTTATACGATACATGCTGACTTGCAATACTCCCTCTTGGTAATGATGTAACCGATGGAATATTGCGTCAATATCATCCGTTAATTTCTCAATAGCCGTGTTGTCGGCTTTGTTGTCCCATATGTCAATCTCGACTATAAAGTCCTGCTTTTGGTAATCGTCAATGCTGGTCGGTATCCGGTACGTTACATAAGGGTATTGTACTGTTATACCCGATGGCACGTTCTCGATATACACCCTGTCGGCTACTGTGCGTAGCTGGCTATAAATAAGCGTCAGGAGGTTTTTCATAGCTTCAACGCCTCCTTCACCAAACTCTCTATCTGTCTCACATTGTCCTCTGCTGCAGGCCGCAGGTAGGGCTGTGGCCGTTGTTTCGAGGTTCCTAATTCAACGGCGGGCGCATATTCTACCGGAGTGCCGATGGTAACTGACCGCTCATCTGTATTTACACGATGCGTTATGGAGCTACGCAAGTTGCCGGTATCAACCGGGCAACGGAGAACGGCTTCGCCTTCGATAAACGCACCCACCAGTTCAAGGGCGTTTTTCTCTGCATCGGATAGGGCTTTTAATACTTCTTTTTTATTGCTCTGGTACTTCATCTTCCACCGCCTCCTGGTCCGGTTCCACATATTCAAGTAAGATTTCACCGTGCCGGTCAAAAGGATTATCAACGTGTAATATGTGATACGTTCCTTTCCGGTAGAGGACCCTGTCCTTGTTGGTGATGTCAAGCCCTGCATCGCATATCAAAATATGGGTCGCCCTGTCCGCATACTGGCCGCCGATTAGCGTTTCCTGGCCGCTTATATAATCCACTATACCCATTATGGTTAGATGGTCGTTCCATTCCTCCGTTACCCCGCCCATGCCGTTATCCTTGATAGTCAGTCGCTGGATTTTTACCGGATGCTTAATCAAAGCTTAAATACCTTTTTATTCGTTTGGTAATGGGCCGGGGGTATCCGTTCATAGCTTGTTCATAGGTAACGGAACGGCGGGACACAGTTTCGGATATTACGCCTACTTCACGGTCGGATAAATGATACTTAATCATTTCCAGGGCGGTCGCTTCCGCACCGTCAGGGTACACGGTTTGGCCGTCTACTATGTCAAAGGGCCGGTTGCGGATGGCAAGATAATCGCTCTCGGCAAGTTCGATAAGGGCGGTAAGTTTATCGTCCTGGTCCTCGCCGGTTATGCCCAGGATTGCCTTTAGTTTTTCAAGGGATATAATCATATCATCACCCCTTCAGGGCTTCTATCAGTTCTGCTTTTTTCATCTTTGCATACCCTTCGATACCTTTTTCTTTGGCTTCGGCCCGGAGTTCTTTGAACGATTTCTCTTCAAGCGCCTGTCCTTCGGCGGGCCGGGTTTTACTCTGCCTCTCATCACTTCTCACCCGCTTTCTGTTGCGGAAGTTTTCTAGCCTTCTCGCATAATCAGCGTCCATCATTTATCTACAACCTCCACCATTTCAAAGTCTATATCTGCGTCATCATGGTCTACAACAAACTCGCCTTCGTAATCCTCGTAATCGTCTATGGTGGCAACGAAGTAATATGTGCCGCTTACAAGGTCGATTGTCGCTTTGCCGCTTGCATCGGTTGTCAGAGGGTCGCCTACTGCGTCATTGTGTCCGGCATCGGAATAAACTTGTATCGCAACACCCGATAGTTCGTTAGCTTCCGCAAAGGTCGCAGTGTACTTAATAAGCCCTGCAAAATATGCTTTTGTTTTATTGAGTTCTTCTGCTCTGCTTGCTACATAAGGCTTATCGCCTGCAAGGGTCTCAATCCTTGCATCAATATAATCCAATACGCTCTTCAAGGTTACAGTCTGGTCACTCAATATAATCCCTCCTTAAAAGGAGAGGGGCTTTAGGCCCCTCCTGTTATTCCAGTTTTGCTGTCGTCTACACTGAATACAAACTTAACAATCCTGACTGCTTTGGGTTCGTATTCAAGCTGCCAGTTGGCGCCAACTTCGAGGGCTGCATTGTTCGGGAACGGTAGGGTCGGGTTAGTTGTGGGGTCGGCCGGCTGTGACGGGTCTTTCCTCAGGTTCGCCTCGAGCCACTTAACGCCCCTGGGGTGCAGTATCGCAATACGCCTACTCATAAGTACATCTTCGCCGGAATACGACATTCCGTTTCTTACGAGTTCGGTCTGAAGTATATTCGGGTGAGTTCCGTTACCCCATGCTATAGCACCGGAGCCAAACAGATACATAACGCCTTCCTTGTTAGTCCCATCATATATCATGCCATCATCCACAATTACCCGTTTGTTCATAAAGTACGGAACCCTCGGGTTCTGCTCCGATTCCTGTACATACTCTATGAGATTTCTTTTGGCAAGATAAGTCTCAACCGCCGAGTGCATCATAACGCCAGTTAAGAGGTCTTTAGCGTCTCCCATAAGCTGCAGCGCATCAAGGAAAGTCTCACCACTAAGCAGTGGGTCGTCCGTGTCGGGACGGGTTATGTCGAGCACCTTATCTGCCATGCTCGGGTTGCCGCTGGTACTAGCAAACGCACCTTCGAGAGTAGAAATGAGTATCTTTTGATAAACTCTCGCCCAATAGGCTGCTAGTCTATCACCGATAGCCGCCATCGGGTCATCACCGGATAGATACGCCGACAGCCCGTTTGCGCCAAATGCTTTTACTCTCCCGAGCTTACGAGCAACGTCCTCGCCGGCGGTGATTTTGCCGGGGGTTGCATCGCCGCTGTCCAGCATAACTTCATCATCGCCCTGCAAGTCATTCCAGTACGGCATGTGTATCAGTTTATTAGGCGCACTTGCAAGTGCGTCAAACTCTGCGTTATTTTCAGCTATACCGCTCTGTATCAGTGCAGATAGTTCCATTGTTCTTTGGACCACATAATCAGTAAACACTTCCGGTTGAATTACGTCGCTAAGCCTTGTTATAGCCATATTAATCACTCCTTTTTTATTCTGTCGCCGCCTTCCTTAACTGCTCCGCTCGCTTGGGGTCAGTTTTCATTATTTCCATCTGTTTTGTAAGGTTAAAATGCTCTTTACTCCACGGATTTTTTACCGTTGGCGGCGTATTAGTTGGGTTGGGGTCCCTGCCTTTCAGGGTTGCGCCGAACAAATGACCATACGTTTCTTTCAATGTCTTAATCTGCTCGTCATACCCTATCAAGGTTTCCCCGTCCTGCTTAATCTTGTCAAGGTCAAGCAGGGCTTTTACGGCCTTCACCGGGTTAGCCCCGTCTTTTGCAAGGGCCTGTTCAAGTGCGAAATTAAAAGACTGTTTGGCAAGTTTTGCTTCATACTCGGTAACAGTCTTTTGGTTTAGGTCCTGCAATTCTTTTATTTGGGCCGTTAAGTCCTCGCTGTCTTTGGCTTTTTTCTTTATGTCCTCAAGCTGTTTGTCACGTTCTTTGAGCATCTCTTTGAGTTCCTTCTTTTCCTCGTTCACCTGGTCAAAGCGGGCTTTCGGGATGAAGTTCCCGTCATCAATCATTATTTTTACATCCCCAATCTTTTCCTTGACCTGGTTAAACAATTCTTCGCCTAAAAGTTCTTTCAGTTTATCCATGATTAATTCTCCTTTCAGTTACACTTTTTTACATGGTAGTGCCCATGACTGTCTTGTTCTTTTACGTCTGCAATACCAAAAAGACGGCATAAAAATAGGACCGTTAGGCCATAAACATTTGAGGGTTGTCCTTTATAACTTGGTGTAACACGGTTGCCAGGTTAGATAAGTCTTTATGTTCAATGGCAATGTCGTAAATTGACGTTATGGCCTCTAAAAGTTCATGTATCAGTGTTTCCTCGCTTTGCTGTTTTGAGCAATCGCTGTCTATTTTTATGGTCTGTGTTCTTGGGTGGTATTCTCCCATATTGCGCCTGTCCGTCATCATGTTACTTGCGAATTTTACCTCGACTGTGTAACCACCTATCTTAATTGTTTTTGGTATTTCCATAACTACCTCCTTAGAAAATGGCATAAAAATAGCACCCTGTTAAGAGTGCCAAGATTAACTATTCGTCTATGCCTTCCAAAAATGCCTTTATGTCGTAGTGTGTGCCCAGGTATTTGTTCATCTCAAACTTGATATAAGTCTGCAATATCGGTGGTGTCTGCTCATGCTTATATATTCGTCTTATTAGCAGCATGAGGTCTTTGACAAGCTTCATGTCCGATAAGTCTATTTTCAAGGCATCACCCCTTTATATTATATGTCTTATAGCCTGCCCTTTTTCCATTCGTTGTATGTTTTGTACGAAATAATCTCATTGTCGCCGCCGGCCGTTCTGGCTAGTCTGCTATCAGGTTTAAAGCCCTCTATTTCTAGCCGAACCGTACATCTGCAATTGATGTCCTCGGCGGGGTCGCCTGTTAGTCCAGGTCCTTCCCCCCAAGCGCCGCTCGGCAGGCGGAATATTCCGTCATCATCCGCATACACGCCGTCCATCTGTTGGTGTGTGTCCCTGGTGCGTCCGTCTAGTGTACTCACCCACACACGCCGGGTTTTAAGCCCTGCAGCTTCGGCGGTCTTAATGCTGTCTAATCTCCCCTGCGTTTGCACCCGGTGGCATTCGGTCTGGATAATCCTTTGTGCTTTGGTTGCGCCTATGTTCATTCTCTCCTTGATGTCCCGTGCCATGTCCGGGTATGATTTACCCTGTATAAGCCCCCGTGTTATTTGTTCCCGTAGCTGACGGTTAAGCAGTTTGGCATTCTCCTTCGCTCTTGTCGGCCAGCCTATACGGTCTAGCGGGTTTTGTACCGCCCTCTCAATGGTTTTCTCGTTAAGTAGTCCAAACCCCAGTTTTG